TTAAAGCGGCCAACACCTAAGACGCTAACGTTAGATCCTGTTGTAACTCTCCACGATCCTGCGCTACTTCTAGCCCCAATGTGAACAACAAAAGGTTTCACATCAACAAGGTTTAATCCGCCAACATAAACATTAACCGAGTGCCCAGCTCCGTCATGAATCTGAACAGCGCCAACTGATTGCGCTCCAGGAACTATAATAAGCTTATCCAAAACGTCACCCTGTCCACCAACTACACCTAAGACTTGTGCAGTCTGAGACGCTGGTACTAGTTCGTAGTCAGTTAATGGCATATCAGCTGCGTTAACAATTGCTGAGACCATAAGAGTAAACAATGTAATTTTAAACATACTTTCCCCTATTTAGAGCGGAGTATTTTTCAACTCCGCTCTTGGTAATTAAATAACTTCGTCGGCAGCCAATTGCTCGCTCTGCATTTCTTCCATCTCAATAGCCCTATCAAAAGAAGTCTTTTCTTTTTTAGAAGGTAGTTGAGCAGAAGAGTCAGCAAGTTCAACCCATTTACAATATGCTTGATTACCGCTCTTATCCTTAAGAGGTAATCCCTTATCGTCAACGCGCTTGTAATCTGTTTCATTCATCATGAAAACAGCACCAGGGCGCCTGCGCTTATGATCATAGTATCCAAGCATAGTTGCTTTGACTTTTACTCTTTTAACAATCGGTTGCTTAGCCATAATTTAATTTCCTTTATTATCCTGAAATTGTATACGCATTTGCATAAGATACGTATCTCTGAACATTAGTTGTAATAAACGATGTAACAGAGCCAGTTGTAAGGTTCCCGTTATTAGGAGTGTATTTCAACTGAATATATCTGTACTGCAAAGGCGACAGTGAAGGACTAAGTTTAGCAATATACACATTTCCAGCTGCAGCAAGTGCAGGGATTGTGAATAAAGTTTCAACTGCGTCTGGAGTGAAAGTTGTTGTAGAATCACCTTCAAGCTTTACAGACAAAGTTGAGTCTGAGCTTCCATCAGTAAATGCCACATCAACAGTAGTCACTAGGTAAAGGTCTTGACCTGTACCAATGTCACGTACCGCGCCAAGGTCTGCGTAATCAGTAGATGCAGCTTCTGCTGTAATAGCTTGTGCATCTGAAAATAATAATGCTTTATCAACGTACATTTTATATCTCCTTTAATTAAAGTTAAATTTATACTGCCGCTTCGTTTTCTACTAATGCGTCTACTTTGCGAACTGGAATTCCTCTGAATGTTGGAACGATTACGCCGTCAACATCTTTATAAGAAAGACCACCACCAGAGATAACGTCATCTCTACGCTGAATATCGAGCATTTGGAATAATGTTCTATTCATGTAGAAAACTGGTTTAACACCAGCAAGCATAGGAATTCTGTGTACAGCTTTGATCATAAGTTCGATCAAATCAGCAGCAGAAGTCTTAGCTACTAAGTTAGACACGTCAATTGAACCGATACGTACAACATATCTCCAGTCCTTAAGTGCGATACCACACTTCCATTGCCAGTGATCTTGGTACGCGCGCATACGGTTTCCAGCAATACCCGCAGATACTTCAACAGTAACTTCGCCAAGATCTTCATGGATAAGACCAGCCTTAGATCCTTTAGGGAAAATACCGCTGATTGAGTTTTCACCCCAACCTACAAGCCAGATAGAAGCGTTATCAGAACCAGATCCACCAGCGTCTAATACGTTCTCACCGTTAGTAGCAGTAGGATCAGAGTAACGAATTGAAAGACCAGTGAATTCCTCTGGAGCAGTTCCACTGTTTCCGTAGAAAAGAGTAGATACGAACTCTTGATTCATTGCTTCGATAAACGCTTTAGCTTCAGATAATCTGAAAGCTGCAGTGTTTCCGTTAAGCATTGCTAAATCTCTATCAACTTCAGACCAAGCTTCCAAGATACCACAAGCCTCATCGACTTGAGCAGTTGTAGACTTAGAAGGCTGAACACCGTTATTGATCAAGCGCCATGCTACAGTTGGAAGACCAGTACGAACTGATGTTCTGTGACCAGTTGGTAAGTTACCCTCTACCCATAACATGTCAGAAAGAACTTCGTTTGTTTGAGACAAAAGCTCAACAATAGAAGCAGTCTTTCCATCTGGATCAAGGCGTTTAGCCCAGTCTGCTAGCGTAAGAACATTTGAATTTAATGCTGCCATTTTAATTAACTCCTTTTAATAATTTAGTTGTTTGATCCATAAAGAACTTCCTCTATGGATTTCTTTTGAGAAGGTATCGAGTTCTGAGCCATGATTACATCATTAGCCATTACCTGCCCGATTTTGCTAAAAAGTCGTACGATCTCTGGATGATTTCCATATCCAGTTTTCTCTAGCTCTTCTTTTAAAGCAGGCGAACCGAACTTCTCTAAAGCCCTATGCGCTAACTCCACATTCTTTTGTAGGTTATTACCGCCTAGTTCTTTATCTGCAACAACTTGATTCTTCCACTCTTCGCGCTTAGCTTGGAATTGCTCCACTTGCTTCGCATGAAATTCAGCTACTACTTCGCTTTCTCTTACTAGTAACTCCTGAGCGACATCTTGACTGAGACCTTTCTCCTTCGCGTAGGTAGAAATATCAGCAAGCTCCTCAGCAGTTAGCAGAGAACCTTCTGGCAGCTTAAGCTCAATTGGCTTTTCCTGCTCAGTTGGTTTTTCGGTAGAGGCTTGTGTTGTATCTGTTGTTGCATTTGAATCAGCTTGTGGCGTAACTACATCATTAGCTTTTGTCTCAGGCGCTAGCGGCGCAGGGGCAGAAGGCGCTTGAGTAACTAATGTTGTTTGTTGAGCCGGCTGACTCGCGTCTGTATTTACTACGGCGTTAGGTGTAACTTGAGCCGTACTAGATTCAGTACTCATTCAATTTCTCCATTATTCTGTTTAATCATGTTTAAATATAAAAACAATTTCATAAAAGGAGTTAAAATGAAATGGTTATTAATGGTCACGGCACTAGTATTTAGCTCAGTAGCTTTATCAAGTGTCAGAGTATTTAACGAAGACAATGCTGAGCTTGGACATTTTGCAGATATGCAATGTGGTACAGGCGTTAGATGTGCAGCTTCTGCTGGTAAGGCATATGTATATATGACTCCAGTTGAGCAAAGCTCTGTGTCTGCAGCGACGACTTTAACGCTTGCTGATTGTGGTGAGACTTTGGTTACATCACAGGCAACATCTTTTACGCTTCCTGCAGCATCTGGCGTATTGGGATGTGTGTATAATATCGTAATTGGAGTCGGTGCTAGTGCGGATATTAATCCAGCAAACGCTACTGATAAGATTCCTCTTCTAACAAATGCTGACGGTGATGCTATTCGTGGTGATGGTATCCTTGGGAATGCCATTAAGTTAGAGGCCATTCAAGCTGGCGTATGTTGAAATATTAGACCAGTCAGGTTTTCCGAATCCATCAACCTGTCCAAATTGCTGTACGATCTGGCGCACAGTCATTCTAAATTCTAGAATAAATGTATCAACTATTCCAAGCCAGTTCTTTGCTATCATGTAAGAACCAACTGGATAACTTCTTGTATGCAAAATGTTACCAGTAAAAGATTCTTCAACGCTCATGGGAGCCGTTCCAAATAATCCGTTATCACCATAAACAAGTGGCAAAGTATTATAGAGATTAGATCTTAAAAAAGAATTGAGCATGATGTTCTGAACTTGATAAAGCCACTGCTTAACAGAATTAAACTCTGCTAAATCAGGATCTGGAGTTGTAAGTCTGAACCAAGGACGAGCAGGAGAAGTTAACCCTGACATCATACCCGCGCGCAAAGTTCTTTCGGCTAGTGTAGCAGTTGAATCTATGATCTTTTGATTTCGCTTATCACCTTTATTTGTATCACCTGTATAAAAACGAGCACGACGAGGCCTTACATAATCACTTAAATCTCGCCAATGAGATACAAAAGTAGATCTCTCATTATCAAGCTGAGCCTTTAAAAGCTCAAGGTTTCGTCTTACGCCTAATGGCCCGTTTGACTTACTCATTAAGAACCCAACAATGTTTTAGTGCCAGTATCTGTCGCACCAGTTGTACCGAGAGGTGATGTTAATATAGTTGAATCTCTTCCTTGTTTCTTTCCACGAATAGCCCTCTGTCTTCTAATAGCTTCAGAGTTTGCTTTCATCGCGATATCTTTTTGCTCTTGCTCAGCTATATCCGCCTGCTCAGCAGCTAGTTGAGCCTCTTGCCTCTTTACTTCTTTCTTAGCGTCTTTACGCTGGGTTTTGGCGTTCTGGTCTGCGCTGTATGCTGACCCAGCCATGACGGCGCTCGCGACATAAATAGCTGCGTTTGCTGCCATATTAAAACTCCTTATCTAATCGTCGTCCATAAACAAGATCGACGAGCTTATAACCCATGGTTTCTAGCATTGGCCCAAAATTATGCTTTTGCTTTACGTGATGATAAACAACCTGGACGCCGTAATCTCTTAGTTGATCGTCGCACCAGTTGATAAATTTCTTTCCGAATCCGCGTCTCTCTGGATCTATAAAGATCACATCTTGTGCGGCCTGAAGAGATTTTTTATAATGAGG